CCGCACTCGCCAAACTGGTAAAACGACCTGAACCTAAGTTTTTTAAAACTCCTGATCCTATATACCAAGAAGCACAGAGTAAAGTACCACAACACTTTCAAGTAGAGTTTAGAGACAGTGAACACAAAATTTGGTATATAGATCAAGCAGAACGTTTTAATGCTTTTAATTTTAACAAATTTAAAGATTGGGAATGTTCAAGTGGTTATAGAGGAATTATTATTCGTGAACCCGACGGCAGCATTAAACGTAGCTACAGTTGTGGAGATGCTCCTCTAGGAAACATTGAGACAGGATTTAAACTATTTGATGGTCCTAAACCCTGTATCAGCGAAAGCTGTGTTAGTAGTGCCGACAGTAAAATACCCAAGAGAGCGCCCGGAACAAAGTTACCTCTGTGGCCGGGCGATAAGACTTTTGAAAATTAACGATCTAACGGAAAAATTTCTGCAATAATTTTAGCACAAGCTAACGCAATTTCCATATGTTCTTTTTGTGTACCGTTTTCTTTACGTAGATCAATATAGTGTATCCAACTACGTAATGTACCATTCATATACATACGACTAATTGTAAGACCTTCTGGAAGAACAGCACGAGCCTGTTCTTTGGCAATACCATTCTTAATAGCCCAAGAATACTCTTGTTTAACTGAAAATAACACCCGCCGTTGTGCCCTTTCCCATTCAACAGCTAATAGTTTTTGTTTTTCATCATTCATGTCCAACTCAACACTATTTTGCCTATTCTTTGTATCTTGAAATCTTGCTTCGCGTAATACAAACGCTTCATCTAACTCTGCTGTAGGATCAGCGTAGCGTTGGCTAAACTCTTGGAAGCTAAAACTACGATGACGTAAAATTTGTCGAGCAATGTCGCGTGTAGTTTTAATTTCAATACAGGCACTGACCATTTCAAGTGGCGACCAGTGTTGATGCTTAATCAAATACTTAATTAGTTTTTCACTAGTTTCTGTATTAAATTGATTAGCAGGATTACTAACTCTAGCACAGTATGCAACAAGGTCTAGTGCATCTGTAATATTCTGTTGGCGGAACTCATCTGTTGGTTGTGAGTATGATACAAGTTTAACTTTCATCTAAGCTGTCTTTTCTTTAAAAATCTGTTTGTATGTTTAATCATGTCTTTTTTAACTCTTTCTGTATCTAATTTAAAATCGACATTGTCTATTTCGCTTTCGTATGAGGAAAGCATATCTTTGAGACTTGTTTCAAACGAGTCCCAATCACTTTGTGCCTGCTTTGCTCTCATATTAATTTCCCACACTTTACCATTCTTGAATTTAATCGTAATGGAATCTAAGTATTTTAGTGGAACTACGTTTAGTGTAATTTCGCCAAATACTTCAGGCCAGTGTTCTACTACATCGGTGGGAAACTTCTTTCCCTTGTTCACTCTTTAATTGCTGTTTTTTTCTTTGTAGGAGATAAATCTTCGGCCTTTCTACGCATTTCCGCAGCCTGCTTACTTAATTTATCAGCTTGACTACGATAGAATTTAGCGACATCATCTGGAGTACCAGACGGTACTGTTAGTACCTGTTCTGCGTCATTAACACTTGCACTAGTTGTTCTACCTTGATCAATTACTGGATCTGTGCCGGTGTCTTTAGGACTAATATCTTTAGCAGTGGCAATTTCTTTAATTTCGCTTTTTGCTTTACCATCTGTAACAGCTAGATCTTGAACACTTATTCCTTGTTGTTCTGCAATCATTTGATTTAATTCAGATAACAAAATCGCCACAGAATTATTTGGTAGCATTTCAACCATGTCAGTAGGAACTTTAACTAAGTTTCCTTTTGCATGGAGACTAGGCAACATTGTACTACCGTCGGAGAAAACAGCACGAGCTAGTACTTCAGCAAATTCATTTGCATTTTGTGCAGCCGGCGATTCGACTAGATTAATTAATGAATCATGATAGCTGTCTGACAAATTTTCTGTTTGTACAATTAGACAATTGAATGCATCGTTAGGCAACGTTCTAAAAACCACAAGACATTTTCTGCCATTAGTTTTAATACGACCTACGTGTTTTAAATTTACAGCCATATTAGGCTCCTTGTTTTGTTTGTTTTGACACTGTTTCTAAAAATGAAAATAGCTTTTGATAAGTTTGTCCAACAGCTACCATTTCGTTAGGCTTGAATGCACCCCGTGAACTAGCAATATCAATGATAGTTTTAAGAGCATTGAGGTCATTAACAGTTAAATCTGCAGATTCCTGTTGCTCGGGTGCAGGTGCAGGTTGTGCCGCTGGCATTGGTGTTTTAGTTTCTTCAGTCATACGATCTCCTTAAATGATTATATATGTATATTAATTATCTATTAGATTAAATGTGGGCATGCAAGTTTGAAGAAACTAAGTTCTTTTTCTTGCTCAAACCCTATCTTTGTAACATAGACTACAGTATTATCAACAAGGTCTACAGCTTGACCTATATAATATCTACTATTTAAATTGGTGTAAATCCAAGAATCTATATTTTTATGAAATGTAGGAGTGTATTTAGGCAATAACGTATAATGGAAATGAAACGCTGGAAATGAGACCTTTCTCAAATCCAGCGCATTAAGGGGGTTAACTTTACCAGTTTTTAAACTCATTAATTCTTAAACTCGTAGTATGCGTGAGCACCAAATGGTGGAACAATTGTATTGTTACCGTGTATTACAAAGAATGTGTCACAGTAGTTCTCATCGCCCCAAGAGCCATATGGGTATCCATCTGTAAACATGATAAACTTCTTAGGCATAATATCATGTTGTTTCATGTAGTCCCAGTTGGCATCAAATTCTGTACCACCACCACCTTTAACTTCATACTCCATAATGTCTTCGCCATAGCCGTCAAAGTCTTGTTCGTTGTAGACTTTAGTATCAAAACACCACAGTTTAATCTTGTACTCTTTGTACTCGTCCATAATGCCTTTAATTTCACTAATAAAATCTTTAGCTTGGTCATCGCCGATAGAACCAGACATGTCAATGCCAATACAAATATCAATAGTCTCGTCGTAGTTAGTACCTGGCAAAATAGCAGTCATGTGCCAACCCTTACGGTTAGGACGCATAAAGGTATAATCGTTTTTAATAGTGCTTTGGATTTGCTGGCGCAGGATTTCACGCCAGTTCATCTTTGGCTCAGTAAGCTCTTTGATCATACGACCAATTTCTGCTGGTACATTTCCCGCACCCGCTGCCTGAGCCGCCAGTCAATGTGTTCGTCTAACAACTCACCAAGTGCAGCCAATTCTTCATCATCATACTGCTCGTAGATCTCATCATAAATCTGTTCTGAGCTTTTGCCGTAGTGAGCAGTGTCGTGGAAGATTTTAATCTTAGGAGGAGCTTCTCCAATACGGTCACGTGTTAATGTACCGTTAACTGAGTAGTCAGCGGCAATGTTCCATATCTTACGATCACGACCTTCTACACGGAGCATGTGCTCAAAAACGTTATGCAGAATTTCGTGTGCTACTACAAACTCAACTTGTTTAACAGATAAATCTGCAAAAAAGTCTTTATTGTAATATAAGTGACGTCCGTCTGTAGCGGCAGTAGCACACCAGTCTGACGCATCTTCAATTTTAAGACGAGTAGCCATATTGCCAAAAAACGGATGACGTAGTAACAATCCAACACGAGCCACTACAATTTTATCAACAATTGGGTCTAGATAATTTGACATTTTCTGCTCCTAAATATTTACTGTATGTATATATTATAACAGGACCCGCAGGTCCTGTCAATTGACTTTGGCTACTAATTAACGCTTTTCTGTAGCCGCCGCAATGTACTTACCATATTTGGCATGGAAGTCATCAAAACATTTGATCTCATCTGGATCCAACGGCAATTGGTATTGTGTAAGAGCAAGTTTGGTACCCATAACAACCAATTCAGTTTCAAAATTATCCATCATAAATTGGAAGAAGTAGTTAACCTTGTCGTTAAACTTCTTGTCGTTTTTGTCGCTAGCATCTTTTAATTCGTAGCACAGACTCACAGTCAAAGAGTACATGGCACTGATTTCTTTAGTGTCCATCTTCTTAACCTTGCCGTTTAAGATGTCTGTAGGATCAGGCAACTTTGAGCTAATCTTACGATCAAATCAGTCAATGTGTCTGTATCTTCCTCGTCATCAAACAACAACTCAGATACAAATGACCAGCTACGTGGTGTAGCAAAGGCACGTGATGCACTCTTAGGATCAAAGTCGTACAAGTCCTTCTTAGAGAAGGTCAAAAAGCCAACTACGTCCTTATGGATCTTGTTGTCAACAGCCCAACCAAAGTAATCTTCCCAGTCAACTTTCATTTCCAAGTGAACGAAACGGTTAGCCAACGGAGCAGGCATACGATAAGTAACGCCCTTGTCAGTTTCACGGTTACCGGCAGCAACAATGAGTACATTGTCTGGCAACTTGTAAGTACCAACACGACGATTCAAAACCAACTGATAAGCCGCTGCCTGTACAGCAGGAGCCGCAGAGTTCATTTCGTCCATAAACAAGATGATCTTGCTATGTTGAGCAGCCATAGCCTCGTCGGGCAATTCTACAGGAGGAGCCCATTCCATCTTGTTAGATGTAGCATTAAAGAATGGAATACCTTTAATGTCTGTAGGATCCCACAGTGACAAACGAATGTCAATAACATGAGCGTTCAATTCTTCGCCCATCTGTTTAACAATATCGGATTTACCAATACCTGGAGGGCCCCACAAGAACAAAGGGCGATTAGCTTTAAAAGCACGACGCAGAGATTTCTTTGCGGATTTTGGGCCAACTGTACGAGAACTAATTTCGCTCATATAAACTCCTAAGTTAAAAGCGGGTTAATGTTTGCTGTCTATGTATCTATTATACAGGTAAACTGCTACCCCGTCAACAGATTTTTTAGGAGTTTATGTCCGTTTGGCTATCTTTGTTTTGGTTATTCATTGCTTTGACTAACCCGTATTTTCGAATATCGTCCGAAAACATGTAAAGCTCAAATGATTTTCTTTCCGAAAATACAGTAATACTTTGGTTTGTAAGGTAATATGGAAAATCCATAGTCCTATATAATAGTTTGGGGACTTAGGTCGATTGGCTCTGTAAATGGAATTTCGTAACTACGTAGTTCCAATTCGTTTATCAAATAATCAAACCCTTCTTCGCTTAGACGTAGTCCCCCTATGTCTTTGCTTCTATGACTTTGCCACCATTTGTACATATGATGCTTAATATTAGCCGCATCTATGCTTTTATCTTTTTGTTGCAAAAAGATTTTGGTAAAAGTCTCTTTTGATATCATTTAATAATTTCGCCACTGGTCAGCTTAACTACTTCAAATTCTTTGCAGTTAAACATTTGATTTAGTTTTTTAGCAAGATTATGGGCATGCCCTGGATTACTAAAACTAACTTTTTTGTATTTAGGTCCAGGATAGCTAGTTACATTACTAGCAGATTTTAAGTTAAAAGGTTCGCCCTTATAGAATACTGCCCAAATGGCATCCGCCTCAAGAATCTGTTCACTCTTGTAGGTTTTCTTATTAACGTATTCTAAAAGAACCTTAGGCTTGGGTCTACTCATATATGCGTCCTATTATGTACGCATATATTTATCACTTAACTGTTAGAAAATCCGCCGCCATCCATACTTACACTAACACTTGCTCCAGTGTTAGATTCTAATTTTTTAAGTAGAATATCGTAATCTTGCAGTATTTTTGCATTTACTTCTGCTAGACTGTATGCAAGTGCCTTAGCAGTTTTAATATCCATTTTAATTTCACGTTGTTGAGACAGGTCGGCAGCTTTGACCTGCTGTATAAACTGCTGTATAGGTATAGTATTAATCGGATTTGACATTGCTCATGGCCTGTTTCATTTCAAGTTCGTTTCTAAACGGTCCTCGATATTCATAACGCTCAACAGTAATTAATTTTGGACAGAACGATTTGACCCAACCTTTATCAAATTTAATTGTATAATAGCCTGCACAATATAAACTTTTACTAGCACTTGATTTAGTAAACAACGGAAGTTTTCTTTGCAAGTTGTACAATGGATTATATGGATGACAACTAGTAGGATAACCGTAAACATCTCTTACTTCAGTATGTACAATTTTATTTTTATCATTAACAAGAAAAAAGTCCTTGCCAAATTGTTTAGTTAGTTCGTCCTTTTTGCTAAAGTATGCTTCACCATCTTTTGAACTAAGCATAAACTTGTTATTTTCTTTCTTGTGTAGAATACCAACTTTTTCGCCGTTTTTTTCTACAATCCAAAACTTGCCATCTACAATAGGTTTTGCTTTTAAATTCATTTAATATACCTTGCTTGAAATGGATCAGCATACGTTTGTATAGTGTCCATAATTTTTTTCATGTCATAAAGTTGACAAAACTTTAACAATCGAATACCTACTTGGCTAACGTTTTTAGGCTCTCGAGTGTTTTCTTCAATTGTTTCCGTAATAAGTTTACGAATATCTTCAGGCTGTGCAGTAAGATCAACTAGAGTAACATTTCGTTCATAATCATCTAATACACGATGTTCGGTACCTT